ATGGATATAAGTAAATAAAAGTGTTCGATTAGTCTATTTTGTCCGATAAACTTGTACAAATATATACTTGTATCTATAACGATGGTTTTATGTTGTAGTGTATTTAAATTTATCTTATAAATCGCGTCTTTGGAACATTTATTTATCAAAAATTTGTTTAGATTATATATCCCCATAATTAATTAGATATTTTATAATATAACTTTTATTATTATAAAATACTTCAATTTTTTTGTTTACCCCATTTCATATAAACTCATACGCATTGTATCATTAACAAATTTTTCAGATGATTTAACTTTTTTTATACGTTCTACATTTTGTAAAAATACTGGATTTTTATATAATCTTTCAATTAATAAACCAAACTCACGAAGAACTGTTTCAGTTTTATTGAACTCAATATCTTTATTATATGTATGACACCATTCGATGAAAACATTTAAAAAACACATGAATATTGATTTTAAAATGTAATATGATAATATATAAGTATTTTCTTTGTATATTTTGCGATTTGTTAATAAATCAGAATATGTCATTTCATAGTTTTCTAATATTTTATTCATTTGAAACATCGAGAAGTAAGCTTCATATGCTAACATTTTGTTCATTTTTTTAATAATATAATTGAAATCTTTGCGTCTTGATCTAAAAAACGATACAAATAAAATATTAATTATTTCTGCCCACATTTCACAATATGTTTCATAAACGCGTATATCATATTTTTTCACTGGAAATAATTCACCAATTTTTTCTTCTATTAAACTGTTATCCATACAAACAAAATCTAAACCCATACTGTGAAATGTTTCGTGTATCAATACTTTGAACCATTCCTCTTTTCGAAAAATATTTATATTAGTTTCTTCACGACAAGCATATGTATAAGCAGTATTTACATGAACTGAATTAAATATTTGAGTTTTTGGAGGTTTTTGTTTTTTATGATTAGTAAATGTAATATTTATTGTTAATTTCTTTGAATATTTATTTTTGGCTAAAGAATTAGCAATAAATAGCCAACAGTAAATATATAGTAAATATTTTTTACATGTAAATATACATTCACTTTTTATTGAATTATTGGGATAAAACATATGTATATAAAAATGTCTATCACCTATTTGGAATTCAAAATTAAATTGTTTATTGTATTTAACTTGAATATCATTTTGTATTTCTTGTAATGAGTCATCTAAATCGGCATTATTATTAATAGCCGTATCAGGAAAATATTCTTTGATATATTTTATATTGTTTTTATTTGCGGTTTTTAATAATTCGAATATATTTTTTATTACAGATGTACTTATTGGTGATAATTTAAAATGTTTTACGTTATAGTTATCGATAAAATCTTCTAATGCTTGTGAATCTGGTGATAATTTCATAGTTATATATACTATATATTTTTTACAATAATAATTTAGTATTATATGCTATCATCTTTGTACCAATTACAAAGATATGAAACATAAAATGGAAATGGTGCCAATTATTATATTTAATTCTAGACGTTACACATGATAAAGTAAAACATGTAACCACACCGCCTATATTGAACCACATAAGATATCGTATTTTACCATTTGTATTTTTATATATATGAGTAAAAAACACAACAGATGCTATGTTAGCAGTGCAGACATCCATAATTCTTTTATACATATTTTTAGGATCTGACCAATACATCAAAGAACAGATTGCACTAATTAAATCAAATTGATACATATATTGTTGTGCTTTATAACCATACAGAGACGTTAACAGAAATGATGCGCTAGAGCAGCAAAGTAATATATTTGGTTTATAAATCATTAATATAAACCAAATAGAGATTATTATTTATCCATATTTTTATTTTGATATTTGTTTGCGTATTTCCATTAATTCAATATCAGTTTCGGGTGGAATACCGCGTTTAAAATGTACTAGTTTCGCCATTTTAGTCATTAATAGAATTTTTTTCAATTCTTCATTTTGACTAAATTTGGCCTCAATTCCCTTTTTCTTTTCTTCTAAGTTTCGTGATGAATAAAAGTCAGGATCTATTGTAGAACCACTTTTTTTTCCACCCTTTTCAATAGCCAAAGATACTTTTTTGGACAATTCACTATTGCTATCCAAAGAAAAAGAAAAATATAGATCAGGATGTCCTTTTTTGAATTTGGCAGCGTTATAATAATGTTCAACAGAAGCCCATTTTCGTCCATCAATTATAAACGGTAATTTTACATATGAATGATCTATTTTTTTCCGCCAATCTTTGATTTTTGACAAAGATTTGAATTCAGCCATTTTCTTCTTTGGAATTTTTTCACCGGATCCTTCGCCTGGATAAGCATTATGAGAGTTTGAATAAAAACGGAATTCAATATCGTCTTCATATAGATCATAATCTATTTCTTCTTCTGATTCATAATCGTCTATATGTAATTGTTCTTTTAAACGTTTGAAATCTTCTATTGATTCATATACACCTGAATTTCGTTCCATACATTTATTTACAATAAGTGATTTCACATCATATGGAATTTCGCGATATGTTAGCATATGTTTTTGTTTATATGATACAAGTTTGTATTTCTTTTTATGTACGCAAACTATAATATAGTGTTCTGGTTGATAAACATTATTTACAACTTTATCTCCGCAAAATAATACACTATCTAGATCATTTTCATCATATGCCTCTTGAGAAAAGATGATAAATTTGACGTTGAGTATGCTTTCTAAAATATTGATCATCCATGGTTCTGCCCAACAACGTTCGGTTTTCACATAATCAACAAATTCTTCAAATGTTCGTATATTTGCCATAAAACCGAAATGATAACGTAAGAATTCATCATTTTCTTTTTGTTTTTGTCCCATTTCTTTGGAAATTTTACTTGATTCTTTCGCTTTTTCCATTATTTCTAAATGTTCTTGTTTTGTTTTGATATGTTTTATTCTTTGTTTATATTGCTTAATCGCATTTTGTTGTTTTTCATTTTCCTTTTTAAAATCATCCATTTCACCATCTACGTCAAGATATATTTGTAAATATGTTTCAAATATTGGTTTCGTTACTTTTTCGGCAACCGCATTACGAAGTTTTGGAACAGTGGTCTTTTTTCCAATTTGTTTATATGCGTCACGAATAACCGCAAAGAAACAATCACCATTGCCTTCATTTTCATGAATATAATAATTACTATTTTTCATGAATTTCTGCATCCAATTATTATTATTTGATTCTTTGAATCTTTTTTTATTTTCTTTGGCATCGGTTTTAGATTCTTCATTCAGCATATTAGGAAGACTTTTATTTACATCTACTTCAAATAAATCATCCGGTTTTTCTTTTGGTTTCATATTTCCATGTGTTTTGACTTCAAATAAATCGTCAGCCTCATCTAAATTTTCTATATCAAACTCTTTTTCAGGTATTTCTTCGCCAATTTGAACAGGTATATCGCTGTCGTCGTCACTATCGTTATCATATTCAACGTCACTATCGTCAGTTTCATCATCATCATTTTTAACAGTTTCATTTGCGATTAAAGGTTCTTTTAATTTTGAAAATGATTCTAAATATGCCTTATTTACAAAATCATATAATAATGGTTTCACACGTGCTGGATCTATTTCATTTTCATCGTCATAAATAGAGGGTAATTCATCTAAATAATTCTCGAAAACCCCAATTCTATCTTTGACTTCATCATCAATAACTAAATATATCGGGAAGTATATGACGTTTTTATGTTCAAAATCATGTTTTTTATTACCAAAAACGAAATTTCTCTCTACATTATCAATATGAGGAAACGTCATTGTATATGTATTACATTCAATGTCATCATCATCATCATGTATTTCAGTAGTTTCATCATATAAAACATCACATAGTTTTGATTGTACCATATATATAGTTATATGGTATAATAGTATACCACATTATGCGTAATTTTTGATAGAATCTAGTATTTCATTTGGATAATTCATATCTTCTAAAATTAATAATGCGCCTTGAACTTTGGATATTCCTTTTTTCATTTTGTATGTATATGTTATCTTGTTTTGTTCATCAAAAGATACATCCATTTTGTAATTTTGTACTTTTTTGTTCTTTCCTAGTTTTTTACAAATCGTAGTATAATGAGTGGTTAAAATGAAATCAACATTATCGAATTCCGAAATATATTTTAAGAATGCGTAAGCTGATTTGGTTGCTTCTGCTGGATTTGTTCCTGAAAAAAGTTCATCAAAGATCGTAAAATGTCTTTTATCTTTATTGACATCAATGGTATCGATGATTTCTTTACAACGACGCGATTCTGCTTGAAATAGACTATCGCGACCGGAAGTGTCTGGTATATTTAAATATGAATGAATATAATCATATGGGTTAAGATCACATGATTCATAAAAACCGACACCATATTGTTGAGTAAAAATGATATTAAGAGCAGATGTTTTGAGTTGAGTTGTTTTACCTGACGCATTAGGGCCAGTGATTATCATTTTATTGACAAAACAATCATTTTTCACATGTGTATTATTAATATATGGTGGATAATATTGATTTTTTATTTTGGTTTTATTTTTTGTAAACGTAGCAAAGTTAATTTCACCATTATCAATATATGATTTAATTGATTTCAAATTATCTATATAACCCATAAACCCAGCAGAATATTGGATACTTTTTTCAATATGTTTATCATTATGTAAAATATAAAACATCTTTAATAAGTACCCGACTTCTCCTAGTTTGAAAACACTGGGACTAAATGGACTAATACATTGTAAATTTTTTTGTAATTCTTTAAGTACATAGCAATGTGAATCAATTGTACCTGTAAACCGCGTGAAAGAGTAATGAGTATATGATTCACCGTTTATTTTTGTAAATGTATCCATTGTATTAATAACATTATTCACATAGTGTTTCATATTATATAAATGAGTATTAATGATGTTTATATTATTATAAAAACGCATACATAAGTTAACATTTTGATATATTTGCATACCATATAAAAACATACTTACCAGGAAATACATTAATGAATTAAAATCCATATTACGCAAATTGAATATTTTGCCAATGAAATGATGTTGCGATACTTGTTTTAAAGTTTCCATATATTTTGATATAGTGATGGGAATACCTTGTAATTTAATTATTATGAAAGGTAAAATGAGAAATAATAATGGTAATATCAAACTAAATACAGGTGATGATAAATTGACAAAGCTGAGAATTTGAAGAAAAAAAGAGGAATTGTTCATTTGTTTGAATAATTTCCAATCCATATAACAGTATTTTTCCAGAAAGAAACTATTTTCTTTTGTTTCTTCCCAAACATCTAAAAAGTGATTACAACATATATCGCACAAAGAATTGTCAAAATGATCCATATTTTCGATTATGGTCTGATTATTTTTTAGAAATTCGACATTGGTTGTATATTTTTTATTTTTCAATATATTGTGTTTCATAAATTGGTTATGAGGATTACATAAATAATCATACATAGTATTAGTAGAATTGTGATTGCCGCTGGTATCTAATGTAGTGTCGATTTCCAAATCTGCGACAACATTATTATTTAATGTATATATATCTTCATTTAAATAATCAATTGGTAGTTTAAATTCATCATATAATGGCACACTAATATGCGGTTCTTCTTCAAAAAGATCGTAAATATTATTTAAATAAGCATCAAACATAATATATTATTATATAAAATATAATGTATGTAATTACGCATTATATTTTACATTATTGATTTTATATCAAATTTAAATTAACTCTTGTACATTCGATG